CGATGGCTTCGTAGAGGATGGTTCTTACATACCTGTCAAGCCATTCAGGACCAAGGTCCAGCATTGCCTTGCATACCGGAATGAACGCAGACAGCTTGTTCTGCCCAAAGTTGAGCACTTTGAACTTGGCAATCTGCTCTCCCGCGATGGAAGAACACAGTTTGCCCCATACGGCCTTGAATTGGCCATCCATGCTGGAGTACAGGTACTGAACAAGCGCATCGGCGTTCTGGAAGTCGATGAGTGAAAGCAGCGGATGTTCCTCGATGATGTCCTCGAACACCGCATCAATTACGGTTTTCGGCAGGACAGCGTCGAACTCGATCAGAGCCTGCTTCGGGTTCGGAGATTTCATAGCGTCGATGACCTTCTGGTAATATTCCCTTTCCGCCGAAGTCAGTACCCTCACGCCACGACCGGCGAGGATCTGGTTATCGATCGTACTGACAAGCCCGTGCGCTTCTGCCAGTACAGCTTCCTGGAGCATGTTCGTGAACTCGTCAAAGGTTTGCGCAAAAGCCTGCGTGTCGTCGTTCTTGATGGCCTCGGCCATCCTGTTCTGAATTTCAGCCTTTTTCTGCTGAAGTACATCAAGATTTTTCATGGTTTTTATTACCTCCTTCATTTTGGTAAAAATTTAGCGCTTCATCAGAAGCGCCGACAGAAACTTGGTTGTTTTGTTTTCGTTTATCGGACCGGGGTCCGGGTCGGGAACGGGATTGGGATCGTGGTCAAGAGCAGGATCAGGCACCGGTTCAGATTTTGCCCTGCCTTCCACGATGATTCCAAGATTCTGAATCGCTTTTTCAAACTTTTCAAAGGCTTCGTCCATTCTCTTGATTGATACGCCGGAATCAAGCGTGATTACTACCGGTCCATCCTGCCTAGCCGCTGTCCTGACCAAATTAAAAAGCACCTTTCTGGCGCTTGCAGCGGCTTTTGCTGTTGTCGGCTCGCTCATTATTGCAGTGGCGAATCCCATTTCGAGAGCTTCATCTGGGAGGATCCATGTTTCCTTGTCCATCATCTTTGTGAGTTCTTCTTCACTGACGTTTATGTGCTCAAGATAAGCACTCTTTGTGGCCTGTGTGATTTTCTCCAAATCATCCGCATCTTTGCGCAACTGGTTTGCATCGCCCCATGTCGTAACCCATGCATTATGTATCATGAGCAGCGAGGCAGGGTGCATGATTCGCTCATCACCGGCCATAAACACCACACTTGCGGCGGAGCAGGCAAAACCATCAACAATTGTGCGGATTTTTGCTTTATGGTCACGAAGGGCATTATAAATTGCCAACCCTTCAGAAACCATACCACCATAACTATTGATGCGGACATTTATCACATCGACATCGAGGTCCTTTATTTCCTGCACGAGCGAATACCCCGATACGTCAGCCGGCATTCCCCAGAACTCCTGAGTAGTCGGGTCCACAATATCCCCGAATATGTAAATGTCAGCCTCATTGCCATTAGTTTCAAGTGCGTAATATTTCTTCACTGGTTCTCACCCCCTTCCGGTTCCTGCAAAGCACTATCTATTTTTTGATAATTCTTAGTCATCCAATGCTGCCAGGCCCAAGGTTCGTCAATAGCCTCATATCCAGCAGCTTCACGGACATCATTGATATTGAACGCACCACTGGCTATGAGTTTATCAATAGCAGTCGCCACATCAAACAGGTCAATATGCTTGATGCACGACGTATTGATTTTTAGGTAAGTTCCACGCCTTAATCCCTCGTATCCATTGCGCTTGCGGTTGATTTCCTCCTGGAGCATATCCGCAAGTGGATCGATACAGAATGTCAGTAGTTGGTCTATGGCCTTTGATGTGTCCTGCACATCCCCCCGGAGCAATGCCGGCGGGATCCCAAAAGCCCGGGCAGTAAAATCAAATATATCGTCGATTTGCGCCCTTATGTCACGGGTGCTTTCGTTGGTGTATGTCTTGTGCTGCAGTTCCTTCCATTCCTGGCCGCGTCCGAGAGGCAGCGCGGCATTATCGCCTTCCATCCACTGCTTAATCTTTCTATTTATGAGCGCATCAAATGCCTCACGCTCAGGTGTACCTGCAACAGGCAGGGTGTCATACTTAAAAATGCCCTTTGTGCCTCTGCTCCTTTGATACGTTTTCATGCTGTAAGCGATCAGTTTGGAGTAACTTTCATACAAGCCATTGATCAGTTTGCGGATGTTTTCTTCATTGAGCTTGTAATACAGCACTTCCGATTGATTAAATGGCCGATCAAATGTAAAATCCTCCACCTGCACCTGAGTGAATACGTCATCATATAGCGCATAAGGCTTTCGGATGAAATTGTCAGCGACAAGCAACTGCCCGTTCTGCTCGATTACAAGGCATTCGTTGTTTCTATATAGCTTGGCAATCAGCTTGTGGAGAAATGCGCTGGAGTTTTGATTCTTGTTCGGCTCGATGTTCCATAAATAATACTCTTTCCCTTTGTCTTCCTTGCCATTTAAGAATGTCTTAAACTCGCATTTACTCACAGCGTTAGCAACAATATTTACAGCGCTCCAAAATGCCATCTCGCGGACATAGATATCAAATACAAGTGAAGCATATTCGTCAAAATATTCTTTTTCGTTAAAGTTTACGGGCACCGCCTTCCCACTTATTTTCTCTGACAGCCAACTTATTAAACTCAATTCATCACCTTCTTTCATTATGTGATTACCGGCAGGTCATCATATGTACTCTGTCCGTCATCGAGCCGATCTTCAATCACCATGCTGTGCACCAGGGCCGTGAATGGATCAGTTTTGCGGCTTTTCCCCTCGATTTTGGCATAATAGAAATTCCCTGTATCTGTGCCTTCCTTCTTTCCGCGCCGGACCAGCTTTGTATTGTTCGTAGCCCAGCGAAGCGGAGCATTATCGCCCCAAGTAAAAAGCTGCTTATTAAAGCAGCTGTCGATGACCGGTTGGACTTTCATAATATCTGATGGCCGGACAAGGTACAGATTCTTCCGCTCCTTCGGATCAAAGCCTATTCTTTCAAGAGCGTCTCTCACTAGCGCATAGCGGAAGTTGTCAACCGCTACAGCCTTGATGTTGTATTTCTGTCCTTCTTCGAGTATGTATTCTGTCAACAACTCAGGAGCAATTTCCACGGCATCGACTGGTACGCATTCCGGCCAATCACGCCATGGAGCCTTGACTCTTTCCAGTTCCGGGTTCTGCGTGCATACCCAATACCGACCGAAGTCATATCGCTGATCACCTTTCTTGAAATGAAAATTGACTGCTGCCCAGTCACGCAACGAGGCATAGTCGATACCGACCGTACAGCTCCATCCTGTCAGATCTGGCAATGGTCTGTTTGTTGCTACAATATTATCCCATTCGGTGACCTGCAGTTCCCGGTTGCCTTTAGGCCAATTCATGCGCTTGGTGTAAAATTCTTCTTCTTTGGCCGGAGTGTATTTCATCTCGATGAAATGCTGCTCCATCTCTAGCTTGAGTATATCCAGATACTTTAGAGATGGATTGGCTTTATGCCACATCTGCGGGTCCAGAGCTTCCTTCTCGTCATCAATCCTGTATAAAAGCGGCAGCCAGCGAAGGTTCTTAATGGTTCCGTTCAGTATGTCATCTGCGATGGCCAGCATATCATCCAGGACACCTTCACGAACGTTGCCATTGGTTGTAATATAAAAGGCTCTGGCATGTTTACGTTTGCCAAAGCCCGAAGTAAATACCTTTATGTTATCGTATGATTCATATCCATGCACTTCATCAAATATCAAGCATCCAGTTCTCTTGCTGTCTTTTGTCTTAGCGTTGCTGGTGTTATATTTGATGTATGACTTCGTGATGAGGTTTACGATTTTCTCCTTGCTTTTGTAAAAAAATTTCTTGGACTTCGTCCAAGTGCGCTCAAGGGTTTCGTAAATATCCTCAAATGACGTTTTCGCTTGATCCTCCGCATTCGCCACTATATCAACATTGTAGCCCTTGATGCCATGATAGTGCGTGGTCAGATACCATGCGATAGGGCTTATAAACCCATTTTTACCGTTGCCGCGCCCCATCATTATGAATATCGTGGAAAATACTACTGTATCATCGGACTTATAGTAGCAATGGATCAGGGCCGTTACAAAGAGTTCCCAGTCAAACAGTTTTATTTCAAAGTACCGTTCCATGAGTTCAACGGCCTTATCTATTTTCTCAATGTCGATAAATACGTCCGGATCATCAAGTTTTTCCTCGATATAATCCAGCGCTAAAAGAATGTCTTTACCAACGATATTTTTGCCGCTGCGGCAGTCATCCATATACTGGTCGATGTATGGGTGGTAGTCTCGCCTCCTACATTTCCATGTCGCCGTCATCCGGATCACCGTCCTGGGATGGCTTTATACCGAGCGCATCCAGGAGCTTCAGCATCTGCTGATTCACCTTGACGAGCTGGTCGACGCTCTCATTTTTCTTATGACCAAACTGTACTACTTCTCCGTCCTTATTGTAAGTTTCCCATTTGATAGAGACGCCACGTTCCTTGATATCAGCAATGAGTTTCTTTTTTGTTTCCCACAAGGACATATAGTCATTAACCAAGTCGATATAGTATTTCCCAACCGTCCCATTTCTTTCAAGTTGGTCAAGCAGATCCTGTTTAATCTCGGTTTTTTTCATATCTTTGGGCATCTTCCACCCCCTCCCCTCATGTGAAAAATCAAAAATTTCGGTCTTGTCTAC